TTATAATGCTTTTTTAATGTTATCATTTATACTGTCTATTTTTTTATTCATTACAGGGGTATTTTTAGCCATTTTAGATACACCTTCTACAACATCATTAAATTTTTCAATCTGATTTGTACGTAGTTCATCAACTATCCCTTTCAGACTTGATACATCAGAAGCCAAAGACTCTATCTTGTCAGTTGGAAAATTAATCGTTATCTGCGACTGATAGCCACTTGCGATACTTTCTCTCGTTTGTCCTGCAATATCAGGTACATTAGCCATTAATCTTGGAATATCTTCATTTGTCAAGTCAAGTAATGACATCTTTTCGTTGATTGATGAAAGCAAACCCGTTTGCTCTATTGCTTGATTCTTGATCTCTTCCCCAGCTATCTGCAAAGCCGTGAAACGTCCTTTTAGTTCTTCTCCTGTATCTTGAGACATTGCTTGAAATCCTCGTGAGGTGGATGACTGGGAAGAAGATTCAGATTGTTTTAAATCAATACCGGCATTTTGCAAATAACCATTTACCTGCTCCATAATATTTTGCAAGGTGGGTATATTCTGTTCATAGTTATCTACAAGCCCATTGGTTCTCTCCGCAACCTTCTTCATTAATTCAGCCTCATTGATAGCTCCTTTCGCATATTCCTCATACAATGCAGCTATATCATCGCTAAAAGTACCTACAACCTTTTCAAGCACAATGGTGCGCATCATGTCCGAAACAATATTCCGGAAAGTATCAGAAGCATAATCTTTGAAGCTATCCAAAGCATCCTTTCCATTATCAAACCAATCCCAAAGGCTATCGACGAAGTTATCTACTAATGGTTCATACAAGGAGCTTACATATTCATGTAGTTGCTCTATATACTCATCATACTGCTCTCGAAGTTTGATTAAAGACTCAAGAGTTTCTTTAGTTTGCCCTACAAGCTTGTTCCCATAATTATCAATGAGGGATTGTGCTAATTCCTTATTCAATAAGCCTTCATCATCAAATAAATCACCAAGTCCTTGTTTTTTTGCCCACGTTACAAGGTCCTCTGTTTTCTGCGATTTACCACCGATACCAGTGCCAAGAAAGCCTTTACTTTTTTTTCTTGTCTCGATACGGAGGTTATTAATTGCTGCTGTTTGTCCTTTATCGTAGTCGCCCTGTCCCCAGATATTTTTCCATTTATCCCACCATGATAAAGCGGACAAATTACCCATAACCCAATTAAATGCTCCCGTAAGCCAACCACCGCCACTCTGATTTTGATATACTGCTTGCGATTCCATTGCTTTATCAGCATAAGCCTTGGCAACTTCATCATGTAATGCTTTATAGTCCCGAAGATTTCTCAGATTGTCTTTCGAGAACCAGTTAGCTTCTGCTTGCTGTGCTTCCAGTGCGGCAACGCGGTATTCATTGACAGCATCAGTGAGTGCATTAATCTCTTTAACTTTTTCTGCGTATTCCTCGTATTGTTTGAATGCCTTGTTATTACCAAGCTCGCTTATCTTTTGCAACAATTGAATTGCAGTGGAAATTATACCAAGAATAACAGAGGCTTTTTCAACCGCTGATATTGCATTTGCCCCTGTTTGAGCAACCTTGCTTATTCCATCAATCGTACCGGTAGCAAATAAAGCAACATCGCCCATCAAAGAAATAATTTCTCCGGCTTGTCCTCCGATTGCATCACCTATCCCTTTTATAGCATCTGCAAGTTCATCAACTTTTTCTCTTGCCGTCTTTTCGGCTTTAATGAAGTTATTATTTGCCTTCTGTGATTTATCTTTGGCTGCATTATACTTTGCGAGGGCTTCGGTAGCGGTCAGATAGGTATTCTCAATCTTTATCTTACCATCAGCACCGAGCGATATGCTTTTTACTCCGGTTACTATTTTAGCACCTCTATTCACCGCATCCAGTTGCTTTTTTGCTTCTGCCAATTCCTTTTCAGCTTCAGCAAGTTCCTTCTGGCGGTCCGCTAATGCCTGAAACGGATTACGACTATCCAACTCATCCATGATTTCCTGAATGGTAGTGGTGTATTCGCGTAAATCTTCCGGATTTAGGGTTTCAGCAGCCGTTTGTTTGGCATTTTCTAACTGTTCAAGTAAGGAACTAAGTGTTTCAGAAGAAGTGTTTTTTAAATCCTCAAAAGCACGGACGTATTCAGGTGACTTCTTAAGTACATCGAAATCGTGGGACATCAGTTCTTTCCCTTTGTCGACTGTAGCCTTAGCGATGGAGCGGTCAATCTTGGCTACTTCATTTGTATCACCTTTCTCTACTGCTTTTTTGCGAGCTTCCTGTAATACGGCAATATCATCATTGAATTTCTTTTCAATAGCAAGGCGTTCATCTGTATAAGACTGGTATTTATAGGCTAAATTGCTGTATGTTTTCTCATTATCGGCAATAGCGGCTTTATACAGTTCATCGAAATACTTCTGTTCATCATCAGATAGCTTGATACCAGTTACGTCGAATGACTTACCCTTGTTTTTCGGGTCAGCTTCCCACACAGAACGGGCATTCTCAATCTTCTTGCGCAAAGCATCCTCTTTCTGCCGGTCGATAGCTTGCATTTCTTTCTCAAAGTTGAGTTCCATTTCGGCTATTGTTTTGGCAGAACCTTCATCCATTGCTTTTATTCGGGCTTCGTCAACTTTCATCTGCAAGTCTTCGACAGAGCGTTTCTGCTCCAAAGCCTGTTTGTCAAGAAGAACATTGTATTTGTCTGTCTGTTTGCGGAGCTTCTCGGCTTGGCTCTCTTGCTTGGTTAACGAACTACCGGTAATACCACCTAAATCTTTGTATTTTTTTTCAGCAGTTTCCTTACGTTTTTTAGCCTCCTCGTATTGTTTTGAAGTAAACTTGGATTTGTCCTTTTCTATTTCAGAAAGTTTCTTTTTAGCGTCTTCCCAAGCCTTCTTGGCTGCTTCGAAATCCTCTTGATAAGTTGAGATTTTACGTGACTTCAACTCCGATTCAAGTATATCTATTCTATTTTGTAATTCAGATTCAGTAGTCGCACCTTTCAGAGAGCCAACACCCACATTCAAAGAATACCACTTATTATTTTTCCTTGCTTGTTGAAGGCGTTTCATTTCATCCAGTTCTACCTTTAGCTGAACATCAGTATTTTTCTTTAAATCAAGTTGCCATTGAGCGAGTTCATCAGAACGGACTTCTTTTTGATAATTTCTGAGGACATTTCTTTCTTCATCCAATTTTGATTTCAAAGTAGATAAAGTTTCATTCTTATATTTATCAGCAAGCTGCTTTTCTGATTCATTCAAACTATTTTTATGAAAATTCGGGTCTTCTCCAAACCTTTTCCATAATCCGATAACTTGTTCGTACTCGCTAATTAATTTTTGAGAGTTGCTGTAATTGGATTTATTTTCTTTTACCTTTTCTTTACCAGTCTCCTCATTGTATTCTTTCCATAAAGCTATTAAATCCTTAATATGACCTTTTTCATCTATATATTTTTGAAATAGAGCTGGGTATTCATCTTTTATAGCTTTCATAGCCTTGACTCTATCCATAGAAGAAGTATATTCGTTTTGAATAGCGGAAACCAGTTCTTCAAGTCTTTGTTTATGCTCTTGCTCTTTTTTTACAGACTGTTCCTTTTGTTCGTCAAATCTTTTTTGAGCTTTCTCGGCAGCAGACGTATGGTCTGCAAGAATCCACATAGCAGCAGAAGCACCCACAATTAAAGTAGTAACTAAGACATACGGATTAGCAAGCATTGTTTTATTTAATAATGCCTGTTGCACAGTCATAGCTTTAGTTGCTGCAATATTTTTTACTGTTGCTGCAAATTGTAATTCTTTAGTGGCTATATCATAAACGCCATAGGTTTTAGAAATTGCATAGTAAGCAATAGTTGCAGCACGGTATGCGCCATAAGTACTGATTAACCCAATTAAGATACGCCCAATTTCTTCATAGTGTTCTACAGCTATTGTAGCCATAGAAATGGTTTTAGATGAGAGGCTTTGAGTGTCTTCTCCTATTGAATTTAACATCCCATCCCACGCATCACCAAGATTACTAATTTGCCCAGATAAAGTTTCAGATTGTTTCTGCATTAAATTGTAAAACCGCCCCCCTTCATCAGTCATTTTCTTAATAACTTTCTCTACTTCCGGGAAACCTATCTGCCCCGCAGTCACCATCTTGTTTATTTCTTGTTCAGTTTTACCAAGCATGGATGCGAGTTCCTTTACAAGAGGAATACCACGCCCCATGAACTGACGAACATCTTGAGTGAATAAACGCCCTTGCGTCTGAGTTGTTCCGTAGAGGTAAACCATATCGCCCAAAGGAATAGATAACCCAGATGCAATATTTCCAAGACGTACAAGAGTGTCATTTACATTCTCGGCAGATGTACCATAAGCCAATAATTGTTTTGCTCCATCCGCAACTCCTTGAAGGTCAAAAGGTGTTTTGGCGGCAGTTTGTACCATTTGAGACATCAAAGTTTCCGCCTTTGCTTTGCTTCCAAGCATGGTCTCAAACGCTACTTGTGTTTTCTGGAACTCTCCACGAACTCGGATTACGTCAGATGCAAATCTCTGTAAGGTTGCCAATCCACCTATTTTCAACAACGCACCTTCAAATCTATTCATTACAAGATTAGCTTCCGCCTGTGCACCGGAAACTTTGCCTACAACTTTTTCGTAGTTTCGTGTTTCATCAGACAAGCTTTTTACCGATAGTTTCGCACGTTCCTGCTCTGCTCGTAAAGCATTTAATGTGATAAGTTCTTGTTCAAGTTCTTTTGTTTTAGAGGTCTTTTGAGTTAGAATTTCTGCTTTCTTGTCCTTATCCGCATTTCTATACTCAGCATTTAGTATGCGAACTTCCGACTGTAAATTGGCAACAATATTTTTTTGTTCAATAAGTTTTGCAGTAACCCCATCTGTAACCTTTTGGGCTTTCTCCAGTGTAGCAACCAAATCGTCATAGGCTTTTCCAAATTTGTTACTCAAATTTACGGTTTCATGCACTAAAGATTCTTGGTCTTTTTTTGCTTGAGCATATTCTTTTTCCAATGATAATGTTGCCTTAGGATTGGATATTGGATTAATACTAAGAAGCTCTTTTTTAATATTCGCAATCTGCTCCTTTTTCTTCTCAAGTTCCGTTTTCAATCTATCAAACTCTCTTAACCAATGGTCAAAACTAAAGTTTTCACCTTTGATACGAACCATCGTTTTCTCAATCTGTTCAATCTCTGTTCTGAACTTTTTCACAGGGGAAGTGTCAACATCAACACGAAATACTAATTTAGGCATATATTCTAATTTTAAATAAGTTAATACTCAAAGTTACGACACATCCAAGTTTTAATCTGACTTTTTTAAGTAAAATACGCAACATAAAACGAGATGTCACGAAATAACTGTGAAGGTAGATATTGATATCCTATATAGCTATTTCTAAGATAGCAAATGCACGACATTAGAATAATTGTCGTAAAATAATTGGGAGTGATTGGATTTCTTGGTAGTTTTGCGTATTGTTTAACTAAAAATATATTATTATGGAAGGTATGTTCAACTTTGTAGGAATTATTATTATTGTGTTTGGTGTTCTCCAAATTATCTTATTTTTTAAAATATGGGGAATGACTGATGATATTAGATCCATCAAAAATAAATACATAAATAATATAGTAGAATCAACTATTTCGACTTCATCTAACAGGCTTCAATATAGAGTCGGTGACTTAGTTGTGAGCGTAAAAAATGACAAGCAAATGCGAATAAAAGAAATAAAAGATGAAAAATACAGTTGCTATTCAAATAATGGCATGACTTATGAAGGAGATTTTTTTGAATCTGAAATAAGACTTTTTAATTCACTTTCAAGTATCTAAAATAAAGGGTGATTGTGATTACTCACCCTTCCAATTTCTTCCTTATTAGTTCAATTGCATCACATAGTTGCTCAACTCTCACATTATCAATCTCTGTTTGAGCAAGCTCTTGTCCTACTTCAAGGGCTTTCTCTTCATCACCACCAAAAACGGCAGTCAGAATGAAGAGAATGGCATCGCCAATATCCGTTTTACCTTCTGAATCCGGGTCCGGTATTGTTAGCCCTTTGATTTTCTCCGTAAGTATTGCTAATGTACTTGGAGGTATTATTCCTAAGAAGAATGACCTATTGCCAATATAAACTTTATCCATGATTTTTTTGTTTTAAAGATACAAATTTATTTGAAGATACACAATAGCGCACCCCAACTTAATGAGGTGCGCATTATATTTCAAGCAATCTGTCTCAACTGCAACAATACAAGCAACTCTAAAAATTTATCTTCATAATAAAGCGGTTGAGTGCTTTTAGGGTTATTCGGATTAACTTGGTTCTCACCAAAACTCAGCCCCTCGCCTATTATTGACTTGAATTTCTTAGTACCGCCATTACTTGAATTGCGGGTCACTTCAACCATATAGCCTTTCTCAATCATTTTCTGATTAAATACTTGTGCGCTGATTGCACATTCATTTTCTTTCAGAAGTTCGCCAGCTGATTTCAGAATACCTTTTGATGGTGTATAATCGGGTGTAGGAAGCCCTAAAGGTTCTGCGATAGTTTTAGCTAAAGCCAGTTTGCTGCTTTCATTGAGATTAAGAAAGCCAGTTAACCAATCGGCTACAACTATTTTGTCTTTGATGGTAGCTTGCTTTATTTGCTTCACTATCTCAGGTACTTTGTGAAACACCTTACGATACACTTCAAAAACAGAACGCACCTTCTTTACGATAAAGTATTCGAGACATGATACCGTTAAGCAATAATCAAACTTATTGCTACCCACTTCGGTTTTTACCGAAGTGCAAATAAAATCTTCATTTTCAATAAAGTCTTTCTTTAAAGCATCTACGGCATAGTCCCTTCTATTATATACCAACATCCAAACTTCATCCAGATTAACCGGATATTTTTCACTCGCTTTCGCTAACTTTAAAATAGCATTGAAATACATCTTTATTTCTTCGCTTGAACTTGATTTTGTTAATTGATTCATAATTCTTATATTTGCAACAGTTAAACATTATCCCCATTGGCGGCTCGGACTTTACCGCCTTTGGGGATTTTCTTTGTCCGATTTTGTAGCAAGCGAGGATTCGAACCTCTTCACGCCTTACCGACTTGCTGAACCCTCTTTCATACCTTATCTACGCTTAGAATCATATAAAAGAGAAAGCCCCATTCTTTCACTATCAAAATGTGGCTGCCTGATAGTTACTCGAATAGAGCTTTTAAAATATCTATGTTACGTCTGGCAGCCACGCGAGACGCTTCGTTGTTTTCTTGTTGCAAATCTGAGCATTATTTTTGTGTTACCAAAATATTGATTTTCAACCAATTCAAGCATTTCTAAATAAATTTGCTATGCTTGCAAAGCGAATATCTAATTTGTGTTTATTTAACAGAGAGGCAGCCCCCTAAAATCGTGCGAAGGCTGCCTTTTGATAATCGTGTGGAAAATCATACAGTAAGCATATCAATACACGCAGCATGATGATTCACGCCCTTATAATGCTGAGAGAACTCTCTAAATTGATCTAACAGCCCCATCTGTATGATAAAAGAATATAATTCATTCTTAGCTTCTTTCTCAATATCAAACCGCTTTTGTACTTCACTTAAAAAGTCGCTGAATACTGGTGTTGAATGTGTATTTGAACATTCAATCTCAACTGGTGTCATATTTTTCTTTTTCATAATCGTTATATTTTATGTGTTAGTACTCTACAAATCGCTTTATAAATTTGTGTTTTCTCAAATCTATTCAGGATTGATGCTTTTTCAGCCCCGAAAGTCAATTCACCATTTTTGAACTGATATACGTTAATTCGACCACCGACTGTATTATGTTGGTAGATTCTCACTTCGCTGGTTTCGGCTATTAATGTTATCATAGCTTCTATTTTTATGTGTTTTGTACCTTAATAGAAAAATCTCTCACCGTTCTTTCCGAACAGCCTGTAACCGATGTACAGGCTGCTGAATAGGATTATTACCTCTATCATGCGTCTTTGAATAAAGAGTGAAGAAAAGCCCTACCTACCTCAGTCCAGACAGTATATGTGTTCGTGCCTATACTGCCATCATTACGGGTGAAGCTCTCTGTTTTGGTCTTTGTATAGCCTTTACCGCTATATTTGGTGTATAGTAGCCATTGACCGGACTGTTTATACTGAACACCCATATCTTTGAGCTTCTTGTTAAGGGCTTCGCCAGAGGTGAAACCTAGCTCTTTGGCTAATTGAGTGACAGTATAGGTGTTTACAGAGCGAAGAACATCATCCACATACTTTATTTTCGGGGCGGCTTCTTTCAGTTGTTCACTTTGTAGTAGGTTCTGTTGCTCTAAGCGTTCTTTCTCTGCTTTGGCGGTCTCTAATCGCTTCCTGAGCACTTGCATAGCATAGGCGATGGCTTCGTCGTCATTGGAAACGGTGGTGACGCCAGTCTTTAATAACTCTTTGATACGGTCATTTACCCATAAGCGAAAATCAACCGAAAGCCATTGAGCAAAGTCTATAGCAACATCTTCGTGCATCCAAGTACCGGGATTCAGTCCGCCACGTTCAGTTATAACTAATTGATTTTCAGCAATACCAGATTTTCTTGTAATGGCACTAATTAGCTGATTTGTAGAAGGTAACACCAAATAATCATTTGGACGTTTGCCGAACGGCTTTGCCATCTGAGTGGCATTTATTAGCACGTTTTCGCCACTCATAAAAGAAATTTCGCTACCTTTGTAGCTGTAAATAACTGGAGTATTCATATAATTGAGTTGTTTATGGTGTGCAGGCGGTGCGAACGTCTGCACACATTGTTTATACTATGCTATTGATAAAAGATTAGCCTTCTTGAATGACCTATATTCACTCTTCTCTGTATCGAAGTAGGTAAATAGCGTGTCATTAGGCTTTCTACCACTCTCTTTTGTATCGGGCAGTAACTTTTCTTGTAAACTACCAAACGCTTCTCTAACTTCGCCTGAAACCTTACGATAGTAAAACCTTACTATCTTATTCTTCATTGCCTGTTTGAGCTTGTAATTAGCCCAAGCGACCTTCATAGCCTCACTCATGGTGTAGCCGTTCTTTCTCACGAATTGCCAAGCAAGATTTAAAATCTCTCTTAATGCGTTTTTTAATGATGTTGCCATAATACTTATTATTTTATGTGTTAGTATTCTATTTTATCTTATGTGATAATTTTATAACGCAAATATATCACATAAAGCAAACATAAACCAAATAAAAGAATAGTTATTTTTATCCCAAATGATATTTTTAACAATTAATCATATCATATATAGCAATTATTGGATTTTATATGTATATTTGCATCATCATAATTAATATATCATATATGAAATATAGAATTAAGGAGCTTTGCAAGGAAAAAGGCATTACATTGGAGTCTTTAGCCTTAGGAATTGGAACATCTCAAGCAAGTATTAGCCGAATCATTACGGGTAATGGAAATCCTACAATGGACAGTTTAGAAAGAATAGCTAAATTTCTCAATGTTGAAGTACCTGAATTATTCGTCAATGACGGTGTGATGGGATTTATTAAAGCTAAAGGACAATTATTTGAAATAAATTCAATATCGGATATTGAAACTACATTAGAGACAATAAAACTATTGTAACTGTTTGCCCCATTTTCGGTACTAAATTCAAATTAAAGTAAAAAGAGGACTAAAAGCGGATGAATTTGAGTACAAAGGAGTAGTTTACACAATAAAATCACGTTCTGACTTAGAAAATCTTCTGAAAATGGTTGATTAGTTAAATAATGTTTCTATTTTTGTAGTAGTATAAACTATAAAAAACTACACACGATTATGAAAAACATACTATTTTTACTTGTTTTGATTTTATTCTGTGGCTGCGATGAGCTAAATAAGTCTATTTTTGAACCATTAGCACTAAAGGAAATTGATGCAGAAATCAAAAAAGATTCATTATTTAGCTTGTTCTATGAACGAGTTCAAGCCATTAACGAAAATACGCTTAATACTGATTCTAAAAGGGCTAAATATGCTGATTTGACATATAGAAGAGCTTATGATTTATTCTCTTTTCAAGACACTGTTTTATATAAAAAATTATCAAATGAATGGAATAATAAATATGCTAACTATTCTGCCAAAGCTGATTCTATAATAAATTATTGGAAGCAACTTAAAGAAGAAAATTCATTAGACAAGTATGTAAAGGTCGAAATAGCTAGTATATCAACAAATTACTATTCTTTCGGCGGAATAGATGATGTTACTATAGGTTTTAAATTAACACCATTAAAAGAACCAATAGAGCAATTGCGTTTTGGATATTCCATATACAACCTAAAATCAATCAAGATGATAATAGTAGCCTTTATTCCTCTATTTTAGATAAATCATGGTGCTTATCAACTTCTCCATTCTCAAAGCCTGTTGTTAGATATTGGGAGGTGGGATATAGCAATGAAAAAAAATTAGCAGGAGAAACGGTTGAAACCTTATTGCGAGATTATAATGTTAATATTGAAATTGACAAAGTTAGGATAAAAGGTGAAAATTTTAGTGCTGACGATGTTAAACTTCCTCATAGTGTAGAAATGTATTTAGAGTTTGGAGGTTTCTATTATATAGATGATATTATTCAAGAGCATATCGACAATAATTATATACCAGAATATAAATACATCACAGATGGTATAAATAATCACTTAAAAGAAGAAGATGCATTGGCATTTGAATATTTAAATCTTCCTACAGAAAAGAAGAAAGAGGATATAGAATAAAAAGTTTCTATCACCTGCCCCAAGTGTGGTACTAAGTTTAAAATGGAGGAATAAAATATGGTAGATACAACAAAACACGACACAATAATCAATTGCTTGTTAGATAATTGGATTATAGCCATTCTTGTTATTTTAGCGGGAATAGTAATGGCTATTCCTCAGTTAAGAGACGGTGTTAAATTAATTACTGAGTGGTTTAAGTCTATGTTCCGGAAAGAGCCAACCAAAGAAATAGAACCACCTTCTTCTAATTACATACCTTGTACTGCTTGGTCAATATCAAAAGGAAGCCGAGTTCGTCCCATTGACGAGACTCTATTTCAGAAATATGGAATACTAACTGTAGATCAAATAAAAGGAGAATATGTCGCTTGTCTGTTTGGAGGCTATTCTGGGCTTGGTATACAAACATTTAAAATAAGTGAGCTAACACAAGATGGAATTTTTAATTAATCAAAAAGCAAGAATGCCTACCTTTTAACCACCAAACGCCCGTACCCATTTTACCAACCAGTACGAACGTTCAATAAAACAACTAATATTATGAATTGGATAGACACAAATACCCTTATTTCTATTTGTACTTGTGCAATCGGTTTAACACAGTTTATTTTATGGAAACATATTACTAAAGTCAAAGCTTATGAAGTTGAGAAAGGAAAAAACTTGGCAACTAAAGAAGATATAAGGGAAATTACTAAGAATATTAAATCTGTTGAAAGTAAATTCACAATATTAACAAATTTACATTCTGGAATATTATCTGAGGAGAGAAATGCAATTATTGAATTCAATGAAAAATATTCTTTATGGATTGGAAGTTACATGATTAATTGGAGACTAAATAGCAATAATAATAGTGATATAAATGAATTCTCAAGAATATTAGAAAAAAATCAAGAACTTTGCTACATCGCCCTATCTAAATTTAAACTCTTCATTGAAGACAAAGAATTAAATTACTTAGCACAAGAGTTAATCTTAAAAGCAGCACAATTAGAAGGATTAAGAAATATTATCGAAGAAATTGTTCCATTAAACATATTACTCAATTCTAATGAAGCACAAGAACAAAAAATCAAAGAAGAGATAATAAAAAGAAAAGTACATTACCTTAAATCTTATAATGACCAATATATATTGTTACATGGAGAAATACCAACAATCTTAAACGAGTTTCAACAGAAATGCAGAGGCAGGATCTATAAATTACTAAAATCTCAAGAATAGAACCAAACGCCCCATACAGTCATCATACGAAGTATGGGGAGTTTAAAACAAAGTTCTTCCTCCAAGTGTTGATAGTGATAGAGATGTAGATAATGATGCAAATCATCTTAATAATAGTGATAATGATGCTCTTAAAGGTTAAATTAAAGCCGTTGATGATGATTTTACTGTTGTTTGATGTTGTTAATTATAAAGTTATCACTATATTTGCATCGTCAAATAATTAAATATACAAAGATATGGCTATCTCAATTAAGAGTGTACCTACACTTACAGGTAAGATTGCTGAACATTTTGTAGAAAATACAAATAAAGCAATAGAGAAACGTGCTACTGTAAATTTCAGCAAGCAGGTTAAATCTTGTGCGTCCATACTTTCCAAAGCCAAAATTTAATCCAATATCGTGAATTTTCTTGAAAATGATTGTACTTTCTATGTACTAGATAAACAAACATTAGAGAGCTGTGGTAAGTTTTGTTGTGACCATGAAGATTTAGACGACTTTTTTAATAATGAATCTTTTTTATATAGTGATGAACTACTTGGTAAATCATATTGCTTTCGTTTAAATGATAATCCAGAGCAAATTGTGTGCGCATTCACTGTTTCAAATTCTAGTATTAGAATTTCTGACTTACCATCTAACAGAAAGGCTAAAATAAGAAGTAAAATACCTCACGAAAAACACTCTAATAGTTTTCCTGCTGTTCTTATTGGTCGTTTAGGAATTAATTCTGAATTCAAGGGTAAAAAAATAGGAAGTGCTTTAATGGATTTTATTAAAGCATGGTTTATTGACCCACATAATAAAACTGGATGTAGATTTATCATCGTGGACGCTTATAATGAAGAAATACCGCTAAGTTACTATACAAAGAATGGATTTCAATATATGTTTTCTTCAGAAAAACAGGAATCAGAATACACTCATAAAAATGCAAGTACTCCACTAAATACAAGATTGATGTATTTTGACCTTATAGTATTAAAGCCGGACTAACTATCCGGCTTTTTCTTTACCCCTTCCTTTTCACCATATCCTTACCAGATGTTTTCTTTACCCTTTCTCCATATACCATATGGAGCTTATCCATCTGCATTATTACCAGATTGCGATATGGAATCCTATACACCACCTCTTCATATCCTAAGTGTAACGAATCCATGAACGATGCAATCTGTCCGAGTAGGCAGTTATTTCCCGCTACTTCTGTTTCGCTGCCAGACTTGCTACGTTCTTCACTAAAGCTGACAGCTTCATAAAATTTTCAACCGAAATCAATGAGAAAGCAATGGATAATGCTTTCACATTTTCTTCAAATGTTCCCTTTGACAACTCTTCAAATAGTTCATCATTTCCATTAATAAACCAGGAAAGAGCGTGTGAGGCATTGGGAGTGTCTTTCATAGATAGAAATATGTCCTCTAAGTTCTCTATCTTTCCTACATTCGACAAATAGCTTGCTGCTCCGGCTATTTTATGAATAGTAGGAGGATAAATAATATACGATTTACCATTCACTACCACAACTTTAAAATCATTGCCTATTATGGCATCCGAAACAATTTTTGCACCTTGATTCATATATCTTAAATTAAAAAAAGAGTGAAGGCAGTAAACACCACTTCCACCCTTCCAATTAAACGATCTTATTACCTTATCCTTCCGGAACAACTACTTCCGATTCATCGAACCATTTCTCAGAAGCCAAACCATCCACACCGGTGGAAAGGGGAACGGCTGAAACAGCCAATCCGATAGCCTTGTCGGTATTAGAACCACGAGCATTGATAGCCGCTTTCGGGAACACCACATAGACACCATCTTTCGTTTTACCAATGACGCACTTATGGATAGTCTTATGCTTTCCTCTTTCCCAATTCTTTTCTGTGGCTTTACCACCTTGCAAATCTTCTTTAGTCTTGTAGTCATACTCACCAATAGTAAAGTTGATTTTCACTTCACCCGGTTCGGATGTTTCACGGTAATATTCGCCAGTTAAAGCATTTTTGTAACGAGTGACACTTGCTTCCGCTTCCTCGTACTGGAATGTATCACCATGTACATTTTGGACCTTTTTCGTTGCTGCATTTTTCAAGATTGCGGCAACCTCCGCACCCGACAATCCGGTAGCAGGAGTTGTAACCGTTTTAATAGGGTCTGCATAATACAGTTCGTCTATTTCTACTGCTGTTATCATATTATTTCACATTTAACACGTTAAACAAAATTCTCACATTTACATAATGACACTTCAAAGCTGTGTCCGCTTCTGTACCGATTGATTCGATAGAATATCGATAGGTTGTGCCGTCATAGGTGCTTACTACATCATCAAACCGTTTCATGGCTTCTCTTTCGAGTTCATTCAAACGGATGGTGTTGGCTCCATTCTCGCTTAAATCAGGAACACAAAGATTCACTTCCGCAAAAGACTTTCTCCAATAAGTCCCCGGCTGTTGTTTCTTCGCATGGATAACGATTCTTTCGGACTTCAATTCACCCGTCAGAGTTTTCCCGTTGGGTACTATGTCTATTCCGAAAGCCTTGCAGTCCCGGTAGAGGATGTTTCCTATGTCGGTGGTTACTATCATTCAAATTCTTCTTTTAATCGTTTCTCCGCATATAAAGCGGCA